CAATATTTGGAGATAAAGAAATGATTAAGTCTAAATTAATAGAACTAGAATCGTTTGGGATTACAGATATTTTACTTTCTTGCAACAGAAATCTTAAAAATGAAAAAGATGTTCAGTCGTTTATTGGTAAATTAGTTAAGGAGACTAAAAATGTATGAATACTATGTAAGAAAAGTAGAGAATGTCGTAGATGGAGATACTATTGATGTTCTTATTGATTTAGGGTTTGATATTTTGTTTCAATCCCGTGTTAGACTGGCGGGTATTGATACCCCTGAGTCTCGTACAAAGGATCTTGCTGAGAAGGCTCTTGGTCTTGAGTCTAAGGAATACCTAAAGAAGCATTTAAAAGATGCTAAGTCTGTTGTGATTAAGACTGAAAAAATGGACTCATCTGAAAAGTATGGTCGTATTTTAGGCTGGGTATATGTTAATGGAGATACAGAGTCTCTCAATGACAAAATGATCAATGATGGATATGCTTGGGGATATATGGGAGATGCAAAGGTCAAAGATTTTGATGCTCTTAAAAAAGCTAGAACAAAGTCGGGCAAATGAATCATATATTTTATTTTACTGCTGACTGGTGCAACCCATGCAAGAAAACAAAGCCTATTGTTGAAGAACTTAATCGTGAGTCAGCAGATGTAAGGTTTCAGATAATTGACGTTGACACTGAGGGTGATCTAGTTAGAAAATTTGAAATTAAATCTGTCCCAACATTTATAGTAATTAAAGATGGACAAGAGATTAAAAGAGCAACTGGGGCACAAACAAAAGAGCAACTAGAGGGGCTAATGTCATTATGAGTAGTGAAGAAGATAATCTAATTGATGAGTTAATCCTAGCAGGTGGGTTAGAAATTTCGGGAATAGATGAAATAAATGGAGAATTTTTATACACTATGACTGGCAAAATGAAAGACCTTATGCCTGAACTATACGAAGAACACCTTTCTCAGGTTAATGAAGATATCATGAAATTATGGGAAAAGGGGTTTGTTAATATTGACATGATGAGTGATGATCCTCTTGTTACCGTCACACAAAAAGCCTATAATATTACTGAGATTTCTAAACTAACCAAAGAAGAAATTTGGTCTTTAGACGAAATTAAGCGTCTCATGGGGCCTAAAGTCTGATATAATCGTAGTATAGACTTAGGAGAAAACTATGCCATATCGCATTCAAAGATCAGGTTCACAGTATGCTGTTGTAGATGACAAGGGTAAAACTGTAGGAACACACCCTACAAAAAGCAAGGCGACAGAACAAGTAAGAGCTTTATATGCTAATGTTGTAGAGGCAGGTAAGAATAATGCCATCCGCTATGGAAGACGCAGAAGCGGAGTAGGAGACTCTCACTCTGGTATTAATGTTGGTGGAGCTACAATATCAGCAGCAGATAAAATTAAAGAATTATCTTCAGTGGTTAAAGAAATAATTGGAGAAATTTCTGAAAACACAACACAAATTGTAAAAGCAATGCCAAACCTTAAAGAGGGTGACTTTGCTATGACTGCACACGGTGGAGATGAAGAGTTTCACATTGGTCAAGTAGTTCATGTAATGCGTGAAGGAATGCTTGGTATTCCTGGTGGTGAATATACACTTGAGGCAACTCCAGAAAATCCTGCAGTACTAATTCAACTATTTGAACAAGATGAGGATGGCCTATGGGAAGCAACAAGAACATACTCTGCATGTACAATGAGTTTGTTTATTGCTATTAATCCACTTCCAGTTGAACCAGAGTTAACTGTTGAAGATATGCCAAATATGAATTCTCAACCAGACTTGATGGATGCGTATGACAACTCAGTAGGTAAAAAAGATAAGCCAAACTATGCCTCAATTATTTCAGAACGCAAGGGTAAGCCAGCAGACGGACAACTTTATACAAGAGTTATTCGTGCAGCAAAAGATAAGTTTGATGTTTATCCATCTGCAGTAGCCAATGCTTGGGTGGTTGCAGAATATAAGCGCCGTGGCGGTACCTACAAAGCAGACGCAACTGAATCAAAAACTATTTGGGACGGTAGCCTTTTAGATTCAAAGGATTTTATAAAATAATGCCAAAGAAAAAATCAGGATCATTTAATGCCACACAAATTAAAAATGGCAAGATTGTTCGTTTAAATAAAAATGGTACAATCAAATCAGTAATTGGCGACTATCTTGTTAAGCACAAAAAGGCTGATAAGTAATGGCAGATACATATACTCCAACTTCTGGTATGAAAGCCGCTGCTCGTCGTGCTTTAAAGTGGAAAGAAGATGGCAAAGCAACAGGGGCGGGAACACCTGTAGGCTGGGGAAGAGCAACAGATATTGTTAATGGATCTGTAATGTCTCTTGATACTGTTAAAAGAATGTATTCTTTTTTTTCTAGACATGAAGTAGATAAAAAGGGCAAAGGTTTTTATGATGGTCCAGAATTTCCTTCTAATGGCAGAATTATGTGGGATGCTTGGGGTGGAGATGCAGGGTTTTCTTGGTCTAGATCCATTGTAGAGCGTGAAAAAAAGTTTTGGCTTGGAAGTTCGTTTAGTTTTAAAAAGGGGTAAAAATGCTATATGTCATAACCTTTGGCTTGACAGTAATAGCTTCTTGGTTTATAATTAGAATAACAACTAAAAGAAGAAATAAAGCATTTAGCAGAACCTTGTATAGGCAAAGTGACCTACATAGGATTATGAAAAAGTTTTTTTCTCAGCAGTTGGTTCAGGATTTTGATAAAGATAAATCTTCGCAGTTGACAAAGCGAAGAGAAAAGGATACAATTAAAGTAATAGTAATTGATGAAAAAGCATACTGGGTATCTGATAATGTATTTTACATTGCAGATGCTGTTCAAGGTAATCCAATACCCGAGACTGCTAGGCCATTAGATACTAAGCAAATGTCAAATAAAGATATTAGTAAAATGTTATTCATATTGGATAACTTAAAAGATGGGAAACTTAATGATAGTGGCAGTGCAGGGAACGAAAGAATTTAACGATTATAACGTGTTTCTTCGTGCTATGAGTGTTGCCCTGTCTGGGATGAAAGAAGAAGATAAAGAATTTACAATCTATTCAGTTGGTCCAGCACGGATTAACTCTATGGTTTCTGAGTTTTCTAATCTTTCTGAAAGAGGAATGAAGGCAAGAGGCAAGAAGATTAAGTTCTACAAAGCGCCTTCTTCTTGGGTAGAAGAAAATATAAACTACGTAAATTACTTTGCATTTTTAAGTACTGCAAATCAATCACAATCAAAATTAGTTGATACTGCAGAATTAAATAATGTTGAAGTCGGAATCTTTAGGTATTAAGGGGTAAAGATGTTGGTAAGAGATTTAGCAGTAATGGAAAAAATTGTTGCAAAGAATAGCAATTTAAAGTGGGTAGGTTGGGATGTTCTAGAACTCAAGAGAAGTAATCTTGGCAGAACAGACGTTAATGGTATTCGTATCGCAGATCAGTGGTACATCAAAAAAGATATCAAGCTTACTGACAAGGGTTGGGAAATATCAAACAAGTATAGGATGTAACCGTGAAGCAGCATTTATGGAAAGATGATGCTCCGTGTAAAGATTTAGATACAAACATATTTTTTGATAAGTATGAAGAAGATGTTGAAAATAGATTAATGGTTGATGCATTTTGTATGTCATGTCCCCTAGTATCAAAATGTTTTGCCAACGGTGTTTCTGGAAAAGAGTGGGGAGTTTGGGGTGGTGTTTATCTTGAAGATGGAAAACCCTCTAGAGAATTTAATAATCATAAAACGAAAGCAGATTGGGCAGATACGTGGCAATGTTTGACAACAGATTAAGAAATATCAAAAATTTTAAAAATTTAGACAGTCCTGTTAATCTTAATGTTAAGACTAAATGTCCAGAAAAATGGCTTTTAATAGATAGAGAGACTGGTCAAATTTTTCAAGGTAATGAAAAAGGATATTGGGACAGGCTAGATCCAGTAATAAAGGATATAGAGTAATGTATACAGACTCTATGCGTAGAGCATTTCATAATATTCAAGCCCCTAAAGGATTTGGGGTTAATATTATTGACAACGAGCACTTTCTTACTATAAAATTAGATGAGAAACATTTTGCTGGGCTAGTTCACGATGAGAAGATCGCAGCCTTGCAGTATGTAGTACAATTAAAGGATGCGTTGGAAAAAGAAGGAGCGATTGTTTTGGTTACTAGAGAGGCTTTAAAATGATAGAAAATATCATACTTATATCATTGCTAACTTTATCAGTTTCTTTTATAGTTGCATACTCAGTTCTTTTAAAAAAATTTATTAAAGTAAAGAATATAATGGCTAAATTGGTTTTTGATAATTTTACATTAGAAAAATTAATTGAGTTGCAGAATGACAAAGATATAAAAACAGATGAGAGCGTTCACAAAGAAAACTTCCTTAAGTTTATTAGTGAGTCAAGAGACTGGGCATTTGAATATATTGAAGAAGTTCAAGAAGGATTAAATAAATTTGTTTCTGATGTTGATTCTTATATTGAGTATTTTGATTTTTATGGAGATACAATTTCTGTAGAAAGGCCAGACTATGCAGCAATGAAGCAAATATCTCAATCATATAAAGAGTTAAAGAAATTATTACCAGGAGATAATAATGCTTCCACTTAAAGATATAAAAGATTTAGATTATTCTGCTTACCTAGTATGTGAAGTGGAGTCGTGTAAAGACGAAGCAGCAAGAGTATATGCTTCTCCAGAAAGTCGTATCATTGATCTTTGTGATAATCACTACGATCATATAATGAATGAAAGGTTTATAAATTAAATGAAAGACATAATACTATCAACACTAACAGGTTTTGGGTGCGGTGTCGTGTTCGCAGCATTCAAATTGCCAGTACCAGCACCACCAGTTTTTGCGGGAGTCGCAGGAATTATTGGTCTATGGATTGGCTTTACATTACTAACACGAGTTATATCCTAGGAGGAATAAAATGAATACAGAACAACTAAAGGGAATGCTAGCATCATATGGTCGCTCAGTACTTGCATCAGGTTTAGCACTCTACATGGCTGGCGTAACAGATCCAAAGGATCTATGGACAGCACTTGTTGCTGCTATCGCACCAGTAGCAATCAGAGCAATTAACCCTAACGATAAGGCGTTTGGCGTATTGCCAGATGCTAAGGAAGTAGAGAAGGCTCTTAAGGCTGCTAAGGCACCTGTAAAGAAGGCTGCTTCAAAGAAGGCAGCACCAAAGAAGTAATTCTTTAGGGAGGGATATGTCTATTTAGGCTATCCCTCTCTTTCTTTTATCACTATGACATACCTATACGAAAACCAAATAAAACCAAAGTCTAAGACTGCACTTATTATGTGTACGTATATTAGACTTAATAACATGCCTAAAATTATTCAAAGGCTTCAAAATCAGACCAATAAACAGTTTGATTTCTATATATCTAATAACTGTGAAAACAAAGATAATAAGCTTATTGGTTACTTTAATAAGTATGGAGAAGACTTTGGCACTAACATATTTATAAAAAACTATGAGAACAAGTACAAACAGTTTTCAAGGTTTTATCTTGCAAGAGATTTAGCATTAGAAGGTTATGAAAAAATAATATTTGTTGATGATGATGAAGCTTTGCCATCAACTTTTATTCAAGACTGCTATGACCAATATGATGAAAAATATATTAAATCTTTTTATGCCCACAAAATTGAAGATGATTATTGGAAAAAGATTAGACTTACTAGAGGTGAGATAGGTAACTATGCTGGTACTGGGGGTTTAATTTGTTCTGCTGAGGTGTTCTTAGACGACAAACTGTTTGAGTGCCCAGAAGAGTACCACATCATTGATGACCTCTGGTTTTCTCATTACATTTTAAAATACACAGACTACAAGATAACCTTATTAGATACAAATATTCAGTTTATTAGAGATGATAAGGGCACATTTGTTAACCTAAAAGATCTTAAAAGAGTTTTTTCAACCAACTACATCTTGAATAACATTTAGGTATTTATCTTTTAGAGTATTAATATCAAAGTGTTGCAATGCTAAGGCATATGCTTTTTTCTTTTGATCTTCTTTATCACCATTAACATAGTCATCAATTAACTTTGCTAATTTTTTAGGGTTAGCCCCATAAACATCAAGCCACATGCGGGTCATAAGTTTATCAATCTTATCAGACTCAACAAGCCACTCTTCTGGAAGAACATAGTTATTTGGAGATATGTCTGTCATAAAGACTGGTAGGCCACTCATTAGAGCCTCATTCATTGGTAAGCATAGTCCAGCATATCGTCTGGGCAAGACCATAGCATCAAAGCCATCATACAAGTCTGCATTATTCTCAGTATTAGATGTATCAATAGTTAGTCTAGGATCTGTGCAGTCTGTATCTATTGGAGTCTGGCTTTTGATTACCAACTCATATTCGGCGGTAGAGTATTTAAGCATATCAATGACAGTACTAGTCCCGTTTCTATCTTTAGATGCAAACTTGCCAGCAATATGTAATATTCTGTTATGAGTTTTTGACATATTATTTTCTCTAGGTACCGCAAAATTATCAGGATCTATGGGTGGAGGAAGATGGGCTACCATTGTGCCACCTTCCACAATATTCATAACATGATTAATATTCCACAGGCTTGGAGAAAGTAGCATACTTGGCATTCTTTGGTTTGGATCTTTAATTAAATCTAAAAATTCATAGTTGTATTGATTAATTGTCTTAACATGTCTTTTTTCTGCAAGGGGTAAGAATAAATTACTATAAAAAGACTCACAGGTAAACACAACGTCAAGACCATCAAGGAATTCCACTATCTCTTCTCTTGATGCAAAACCTCTTTTAGTTGTAATGCAAGGATAACCCGCATACCATTCAGGATGTTGTTTGTTTTCATTAAAGGGTCTTGAGTCTATAAGAAGAATCTTGTCTGGTTTGAGCATGTTGACAATGTTTCTGGTTTGATTACCTAGCCCAGTGTTATCAGATCTTGCAATGACTCCTAATCTCATTCAGTATAACCCCAGGCTTCATCATCTACCGTAAACTTTTGTGTACCCTGTCGACCATCTAAATGATATGAACGTTTGATGCTTCCTTCTGGATGATATATCCAAAGTTTATGTGTGTCCCAACCTTCTTGATTAAAAATATCGTAAGGCAAAATATCATCTTGAACCTTGCCGTGAAATCTATCTTCAATAAAACTTTTTGGTTCACAGAAAGGTAAGACAACATCTTTATAATATTTAACAGTACTTAGATGAGGCCTTTGACTCCACTGAGATGTTTTCATAAAGCCATCTTCAAGCCCAAGCATCAAGTGCTTATGTGGCTCTGGTATCAATGCTTCAAAGTGAAACCTAATAGTATTAGCCTTTTCATATTCAAGCATATCTAAACATTTTTGCCAATCGATCTCACAGTCTGGAGTAATTGGTGCATCTCCTTCAACATAAAGTATTACCGAAGTATTAATGATATCAATTGTTTTTTTCATCATTGTGGTTTGATGGCTATGCTCATCAAAAATTATTGGCAAAACATTTTTCCATTCGTGTAGACATTTCCACAAAATTCTATTTTTATATTCATCGTAATCTTTTTTATGGGATAGACGCTCTTCACGCAGACCATCCATCTGTAGAATAATTTCATTGTTAGGAAAGTGTACTCTTATTGTAGAAATTGTTTCATCGATGATTGCAGTATCTGGGTGGCTTGGCAAAACAGAAGTAGCAACAATAATAGTTACATCATTTTTGTTCATATAGATCCCTCATTATTTCAATAGAAAAGTCTCTCTTATATTTAATCCACCAACACACAACTTGATGCATATTGTTTGGATAATTACTAATAAGATTAGGAAGCATTTCTTGCAGTTGGTTCCAGTTTTTAACTTTTTCAATTGGAATTCCTGCAGGGTAAACATAATTAAAATAATCAATCATTTCACCTTTGGAATCAATACGATCACCAACAGGCAAAGCCAACATTTCAATAGCCTCAAAGAATCTAAAGGTGTCTACAACTTGGACACCAGCAGGGGCTGGAGCAACCTTAGCCTTTGATAGAGTCCTGTAGTACTCTTTAGGCTGCTCGCCCTGTGCAAAGCCCTCTGTGGGCTTATAAAGGGCATTAGGAAGGTTTGGCATAACCTCTGCCAACTGTTGTCTACGCTGATGGGTTATCTGTCCACCAAAATAAATATCATATTCTTTAACAGGATAATCAGGCAAATTAGACTTTAAATGTTGAGGCACACCAATAAAAAATTTATTATATTTTTCATGTTTTTGGTGGGGGTATTGAACCCAAATAGAAATATTAGGATGATCTATTTCATCTACATCAAAGTAAGCGCACTCATCACCAGTTATAAACAAGACAGCCCTATCAAGGTTTTTTAATTGGTTTGATATTTCTTTTTCTTTACCAGCATTGCCTTGTCCAGGAATAATAACAAAGCCACGATCTGTTTTTGGTATTTCTTTTACAACTACCTGATCAACATTATTTTTTTCAAATGTTTCTTTAAGTAATCCGTAATCCCATTTACCATCCGCAGCATCAAGTGGATCAATAGAATAGATGTATGCTTTAGATTGGTTCATAATATAGATGAACCTCATGCTGATAGTCTATTAAGTGTTCAACATAGCCAATACCCTTGATAAATTGTCTAAGGTCATAAAGATATTCTTTCCAGTACATCATCATAAATTCTGGGTGACCAGATAGCCAGATCTTTGGTCTAAACTCTCTCATAACTTTTTCTGCTCCGCCAAGAACACGCCACTCACTACCCTCAACATCAAGTGAAATTGCTGTAGGGGGCTTCATTCCTTTTTCATAAACAAGCGTATCAATCTTTGTTTGACCATACTTGTCTGCTTCATACTGTAGTTCTTTAAATCCGTGTGCAGCCTCAATAGGAGAATCGGCCTCTGGAGGCCAAGCATCATAATAAATACGTGCAAGTTTGTTGTCTGCATCAGATGCAAACCCAGGAATAGAGGCTAGAGGCATCTCTAGGTTATTAGCACTCCAAAGCAAGGGAAAGTGTGACCAAACTTTTGGATTAGGTTCAAACAAAACTACTTCTGCTCCCCACATTTGACACAAAGCAGGCATTTCTCCTTCTTCTGCACCAACGTAATAAACAATATCTCCCTTGCCAATATTTTCATGCATTGATTTAAGTCTAGGTTTTTCCCAACCGTGTGGCTGATACCAATCTGGTCTATCAGCACGATGCTTTGGTAGCATAATTTCAAACTCTCCGTTAATAACGGCCTTTACCATCTCTGTCATAAGCCTAACTCCTTCATTATAGTTGACCATCTATTTACGTATGTGTGATCAGTTTTTGTTCTTTGGTGCCCAGCCATACGAATACTTTCTCGTTCTTCATCATTTTCAAGATAATAATTAATCTTTTCATCTAAGTCTTTTAGGTTACCGTGCTCATATAAAACAATCTCTTTATCTGTAAACAAGTCCTCAAGGCCTTTAATACGAGGGTAGATAGTAAAACCACCACGACCAGTACTCTCAAACATTCTATCACTTGTATAGTAAGGATAGTTAAACCCAATGTTAAGACTATCACCAATGGCTATCTTGCTACGAGCATAAATTTTATTTAGTTCATCCCCACGAATTGTACCCGTATCTCCATCTCCACCTACGTGAAGAAAGCGCTTGCCATATACTGATCTTAAGTGGTTTATTAATTGTGGACGGTATGGGTATTCATGATGATACCCCTTACTTCCAACGAAGATAACATCATAGGCAAAGGTATTGTCGTAGGTTGGATGAACATAACATTCTTTATCGTATACCCCAGCAGGAAGGAAGTGGCCCTTTACTTTTGTATTTTCGTTAAACCAATCAGTCATTAGTTTATCTGTAGCAAAGAAATGTCCGATGGTTTTATAGAATGGATCTTCTTCAAGGTCTTTTTGACGTTCAATGCCAAACCATAAATCAAGATGGTAGGTCATTGTTGGAATGTTTGCTTCCTTTAGTTTAATTAAAACATCTTCCATGCCAACACTTCCTGGAGTATTCCAGCCATGTGTGTGAACCCAGATAAAGAGATCGCTTTCTAAGGACTCCGCAAGAATACGTTGGCTTCTTGCCTCACGCTCCTGCATCTTAACGACGGTATGTCCAAGTGATTCCAAAGACTTTACGTGATGATTCTCACTGCTATAGTCCACACCAAAGTTACCTAAGAAAACAATTTTAGCCAACGAATTACCCCTTTGTTTTAACTATTATAGCACCTCTGGCAGGATAGGTATTCTTAAATCAACTGCTAAATTATTTGAGTATGAGTATCTATACCCTTCCCATATCTGATTAACTCTATGCATGCAGTGTTCTTCTGCGCTATGAACTACCAGATCTCCTGGGTGGGGTGTATAAGATATTTTTTGATTTACATAATACAGCTCTCCACCTTTTTCTGGAACATTAAAATATGCAACGATTCCATAATGAGAGTCTTGAACTATTTTGTACTCGTCTTCTTTTTTTAATGAGGCAGATAGCTCTCTAATAGGAATAAAGTCATGGCTGTCAAAATGTTGTCCCCAAAAATCCCCAACAGTCATTACATTTACTGTCATATTTTTAGGAACGTTGTATTCTTTTCCAAATAAAAGTTCAAGATCTTCTGGTAAAAATCTTAATTCTTCTATTGGTTTTGTTATTTTTTTGTCATAAAGTGTTGCAGGATAATCTTGATCATAATTTGAATCTATTCTTATTTTATCTAAAATAGGGTTAACTAGATTTAAATTTTTTTGTGATATGAAATTTTTATATACATATATATCGTTTCCATTTTTTTCAAAACCCTTATCTAAAAAATATTTATCGTTCATATATACTTAATACCCAACCCCTCAATATCCAAAGTCAAGGTACCTCTTGGGTTGGGTGCAGATATTGCATGCACCGTGCCAGAAGGCATAAATATTAAATCTCCAGGCTCCAATGTATATATTACAAAGTCATTATCAGAATTAAAAATTTTATAATCTACGCTACCTACATGTTGTACAGAAAGAACATGATAGGGATCATCGTGCCTATTTCCAGTGAATTCATTTCCTACTATATTTACTAAGGCTTTTAGTGTTGACCTGAGCTTAACAGATTCACGAATATAGTCCATAAAATCTTGAACTTTTGGAAATTCTGATTCTATGTTTGATGTTTTTTGATCTGAGTTTGTTAACTCATGGAGATGGTAGTGAAACTCCGTGTATTTTGAAATTTTTGTAGATTTTTGAGATACTTTATTTATTACCTTATCTGCAGAAGGGCGTGACTCTGTATTGTTATATTGATAATTAATTATATATATAAAATCTTCCCAAGATAAAAACATATTAGTAAAATTTTT